ATAATTTTAGGCTTTGACTTTGGTAGAACACCAGCTTGTGCATTTTTACAGCGTACAGCTATGGGTAGATGGATATGTTTTGATGAATTTGTACAACAAGACTCAGGTGCAATAGACTTTGCCCCATCACTCAAGCGATATATTGAAGAACATTACCCAGAAAACACGTTTAAAGGTTGGGGTGATCCCTCTGGTAATAATAAAAACCAAGCAAACTCTGATACACCCTTCCAAATACTACGTGCAGCTGGTATACCCTGTCAGCCTACCGTAACAAATGACCCTATGAAACGTAGAGCAGCCCTAGAAGTACCTATGAAAGAGATGTGTATGGATGGCAAACCTAGATTTTTGGTGTTAGCAAAAGCATCTATGATAAGAAAAGGCTTACAAGGTGGGTTTTGTTACCGCAGAGTACAAACTCAGGGCGAAAAATACACTGATGAGCCAGATAAAAACGAATATTCCCATCCAGTAGAAGCCTTAGAGTACGCACTACAGGGTGAAGGTGAAGGCAGAGCCGCATTGACTAGGGTATCTAACTTTTCTAAACCTACAACAGCAAAGGTGCAAGTCAGCGTATTCTAATGATCAACAAAGTATTTGTAATTTTTGAAGATGATAAGACAAATTGGTGGTCATGGTTACTAAAAAAAGGCTGTCGGCATTGTTATTTGGTCAAACCATCGCCTAATGGCTACATAATTCATGGTAAAAGACAAGAAGGATTTGATTTATTTACTGTAAAAGACCAAGATAGTATAATCCAAAACATTTATGCTATTGTGGACTATGTTCCAATAGAAAAAAGAAGGCCGTTATTTATGTTAAATACATGTGTTGGTCACATCAAACAACTCTTAGGAATAAATAATCCATTTATTCTTACGCCCTATCAATTATTAAAGCATATGAGGAAATAAAATGGGATTTTTAAAAAGACCTAAAGCCCCAGAACCCACAGCGCAAGAGCTTGCAGTTGTTGAAAGACAATCAAGAAGGCTTGATGAAGAGATAGAAGAATCAGAAAAAAGATTAAAAGCGATTGCACGCGGTAGATTAGGCGCAGCTTCTTTACTTGCACCTGGTATACAAACATCTACTGGCTCTGGCAAAAGAACTGGTGGCTCTATGAGGACAGGAAGAGGAAGTATGCTAGGCACTAGAGGAGGTGGCACATTTAGAACGAGAGGTGTGTCAAACAACAGAACTGAAGGCGGTAGAATGTCAAGCTACTAACTGAGTATTTATTATGCAAATCCCAAAAGAGTTAGGTTCATACGAAGATATTAAAAGACGAGAAGCAGATGCATTTAAAAGAATGTCTAATTGGCATGACTTGTTAGATGATGTCTATGAATATTTTTTACCTAACAGAAACTTGTTTGATGACTTTGCAAAAGGTCAAAAGAAGATGGATCGCATTTTTGATTCAACAGCTATGGAAGCTATACAACAAGCAGCAAGCAAACTTCAAGAAAACATTGCGCCAATACAAGCACGTTGGGCTACATTTGCCCCCTCTAATGAGATTGTAAATGAGTTAGCAGAAGGTAATTTTGACGTAACAGAAAAAGATATACGTGAAAACTTAGAAAATCAAGCAACAATAGTCTTTGATTATATAAACAGATCAAACTTTGCTACACAATTTTTTGAGCACGCACTAGATTTATTAGTAGGCACAGGCACATTACGTATTGATGAAGCTGATGACAATGATATGCCTATCGTATTTACAGCTATACCGCAAAAAGGTATTGCATTTGAAGAAGGCCCATACGGAACTGTAGAAACACACTGGCGCAGATTTAAAATGAAGGCTAGAGATATACCTCGCAAGTACAGAGGATACAAGCCTACACAAACTATGCAGTCTATTATGGAAAACAAACCTGATACAGAGTGCGATATACGCGAAGGTGTTGTTTTTGATCCAAAAAAAGAAAAATATTACGGCATTGTATGGAGTGACAAAGACAACGGCATAAGTTGGATGGAAGATTATGGCAAGTCTAGCCCTTGGGTAACAGGAAGATACTCAAAAACAGCAGGTGAAATACGTGGTAGAGGGCCAGCAGTACAAGCATTACCTGATGTACGTTCTTTAAACAAAGTAAAAGAGTTTGTATTGCAAAAAGCAGCCATAGACTTGTCAGGCATGTACACAGCTACAGATGATGGCGTAACAAACCCCTACAACATTGTAATTAGTCCAGGTGTTGTTATACCTGTAGGCTCTAATAACTCACAAAACCCATCTATACAACGGTTAGATACAGGCACAAACCTATCATTAGTGCAGTTTGAGGTGCAAGATTTACAAAATGCAATTAAACGTACTCTTTTTAATGATTTGCGCGATCCTACAGGCCCAGTTAGATCAGCAACAGAGATTGCTTTAGACTCAAGAGAGCTTGCAAGAAGAATAGGATCAGCATTTGGTAGACTACAAACAGAAGTTTTGATACCGATACTTAAAAGAGTTACTTATATTCTTACACGTAGAGGTTTGTTGCAACCTATAGAGTTAGATGGCAAAGAAGTAGAAATTAAATTTTTATCACCATTAGCAAAAGCGCAAGATGGTGAAGATATTATCAATGTACAACAAGCAGTACAGTTTGTTATGCAAAACGCAGGGCCAGATCAAGCATTAATTGGTTTTAAATTAGAAGATTTTGGTGCTTGGGTTGCATCTAAAACGGGTATGCCAGCAGAATTAGTAAGGTCGCAAGCAGAAAAAGAGCAAGTTATACAAGCTGGCGCACAAGCAGAGCAAGCTGGTATGAAAACATCTGAAAGGCCTATGCCACAACAATGAGTTGGACAAACATAGATGATCCTGAATTAGCAAAACAAGCTAAGAAAGAATCAGAAATCCGCAAGCAAAATCACAAAGAGCTTGCAAAAAAATATCATAGAGTCTTTACATCTAAGGATGGACAAAGTATTTTGTCGGACTTAACCAAACGATTTATTTATGATAATGATACACAGTTTGGTTCTACAAACATTAATTATGAAGCAGCATACCATGATGGTGAGTCAGGTGTTGTCAAATTTGTAATTAATCAAATTAAACAAGCAGAAATACTTTAAGGAAATAACAATGTCAGAAGAAATTGAACAGGCCGTTGAAGAAACAACAAACGATACCCTGCTAGATCAAGCTGAACCAACATTGGCAGAAGGAGAATACTTTTTAGCAGAAGGCATAAAGGGCGTTGGAGAAGCCCCAGACTGGCTAGATAAAAAGTATAAGACCGTATCAGATCAAGCAAAAGGTTATGCAGAACTATCTAAAAAGTTTGGATCATTTAAAGGATCACCAAAAGATGGATATGAGCCACCCGAAGGTGTTGAAAAAGATGATGCCTTATATCAAGAGTTAGAAGCCTTTGCTCAAAAAACAAACATGAGTGCAGATGCTTTTAGCGAAGCATGGGAGTTATTGACAGCACAAGAGCAAGCAGTAGAAGAAGTTAGTCAAGAACTTGAGCTAGAAAAACTAGGTGATAATGCACAAACAAGAATTAAAAATGTAGAAGGGTTTTTAAAAAATAATCTTGACCCTGATACTTATGATAAAGCACGTTCACTTGTAACAACTGCTGAAAACATAGAGCTAGTAGAAATGCTTGTGCAAGCTACTGCACCAGTCAAGTTACCGATTGAAGGTGGGCCAAATCCTGAAGGGCTTACTATGGAAATGATAGAAGAAGAAATGTTTAAGAAAGATGAGCATGGCAATCTTCTAAGAAGTGTAAATATAGAGCATGACCGCAAAGTAAAAAGAATGTTAGAAGCATTTGCTGGAACTGATTGATATTTATAAAAAACTTAAGTTATAATCGGGACAACTGGATACCGTATATCGCCCAGTAAATTTAGGTTGGATGCTGACCATTTACTGGGTACTCAGCTAAAACCTCAAAAAAATATTTAATTTACTCTTTTTGAGGATATTATTATGAGTGTTAATCTTGCACTAACAGCGGTAGCGGTTATTGAGTTTGACTCATTAGTTAAGCACGCATATGCTGGCATGGGATTACTTAAGCCCTCCGTAACTGTTAGAAATAATGTAGTAGGCGAAACATATAAGTTTCGTAAAATGGGTAAAGGACTTGCTAATCAAAAGTCAACTGCTGACTTAGTAACTCCTATGGATGTTACCCACGAAGTACAGACTGCAACTATGCAGAACTGGAACGCTCCAGAATACACAGATATCTTTGATCAAGCAGAAGTAAACTTTGACGAGAAGCAAGAGCTAGCAACAACTATTGCTGGTGCTTTAAGCCGAAGGGAAGATCAGCTTATTATTGATGTTATGAATGGAGCATCACCAACAACTATAGCGCATGGAAGTGCGGGTTTGACTATGGACAAGGTTGTTGAAGCGCAAGCAACTCTGCGTAAGCAAAATGTCCCTAGCACTGAACTACACGCTGCTATAAATGGTGACGGACTAAAAGGACTTTTGAAGGATACAAAAGCTACTTCTTCTGACTTCCAAACTGTAAAAGCATTAGTATCAGGTGATATAAACACACTTGCTGGTTTTGCTGTACACGTTGTTGGAACAAGGACAGAAGGTGGTTTGACTGTTGCTTCTAATACCGTTGATTCATTCTTCTATCACAAAGAAGCAATCGGACTTGCTATTGGTATAGAAATGAAAACATCTATTGATTACATACCAGAAAGGACAGCGTTCTTATGTAACGGAATGTTGAAAGCTGGCGCAGTAGTCAGGGATGCTGAAGGTATTATTAAAGTTGAATATAAAGATAACGTATAAGGAGATTCAAAATGGCTTTTACAAGATCAAGTTTAGCACGTATCGGTACAGCTAACAGTGATGCAGGTGCTGTTTGGATCTACAAGTCTGCTGATGCAATAGCAACAGTCAGGGCAGCTAACTACTTCCTAGACGCAGTAGACGAGATTAAGTTGAATGATGTTATGTTTTTAGTAACTTCAACTGGCGGCACACCAGCAGTAACTATTAGTTATTGTAATAGTAATACTGGTTCTGCAATAGATATTACAGACGGCACAACAATATCTGCTACAGACAGTGACTAACCAAATGGAATGGGGGGTTTATCCCCCCTTTCTTATGAGGTAAATTATGGCTTCTAAGAT